AATAGTTAAACCATCAGTACCACTTTCTGTAATCTTCTGTGCAGAAGGTAATACAGTTGAAGTTGATCCTGTTTCGCCAGTAAATGCAGTTCCTGTAGCGGCACTGATTACCACGTCATCCATAGCTCTACCCATTGCCATAGCAGCAGCTTGAGCATAAGATGAAGTCGGGTCTATTAAGAGTCTCACTTTATCTTGTTGATCTATTAAATCCGCAAATTCGTAATCCGCAAGAGATACTCTTCTTCTAGCATGCGGAGTGTCGATCTGTGGAGTGTCAGAATGTCTGCTAGTTTTTAAAACAGCAGTTACTTTCCCTACTTGATCAAAGAAAGCATTTTTTCCAACAACAGATTCAAGACGAACTTTGTCTCTTAATAACGATCCCATTTGTTGAGATAGCATTTGAATGTTAGCAGAATACTGCTGTACAAATGCTGTAGTTACTTGTGATGACATATTAGTCTCCCATTGTTATCATTTATGTTAAACAATCAGAGAAGTTATCCGCCTACGCAGGCATCTCTTGGATTTTAAGTCTTTTAGACTAGAAGTCTATTCCTTCTTGCCAGTAAGGTTCTTACGAATTGTCTTACCTTTAATCCATTTATAATAAATTTCACAGATTGGCAAGGGGTCTTGTTTCTGAAACTCTGTGCCTGTTTCTTTCACAATCCTTAAAATCTCAAGTCTAATCTCTTCGTTATTAAGATGTTCATTTGTTTCCACTTAACATCTCCCTCAAAGTATAAACTTGTTGAACAACTTTATCATGATTTGGGTGAGAAGAGTTCCAATATGGACCATTCTTATCATTCATAATCTGATCTATTTCAGTTTGAATATCCTCACTTCTATCCATATTTTCAGATTCAGTAGATAATATTTTATCTTCTGACATCATATTTGCAATCTTTGCAAAGCCTTTGATAACATCAACATTATCTCCAAGTCTACTTCCATCTGCTAGTTGCATCTCAAAAACTTCTGGTGATAGATTGGCAGCAGCCAAAGATTTAGCTTTAGAAATATTTGCATCATAATCTCTACCCCATTCTTGTCTAAGTAAGTTTTGAGCTTGAGCTTGTGATGTTTCTACATCTACTTTTGCTTGCTGACTTTGAGCTTCCATATTATTTTTATAAAAATCCAAGACACCTTTTGCTTGTTCATTATTCAAACCTAACTTAAAAGATTGTTCTTGAAAAATTTTGATTGCTTGTTCATCTAAAGAAACAACATCTGATTTTACATCTAATGAATATTTATCTGCAGAATCTGGTCTACCCATTTTTATATAGGCTTCTTCCCATTGATCTTCAGTAAAATTTTTATTAGGCACAACCATCTTATCTTGTCCAATCATTCTAGTTGCATTGATGTATGACTTTGCAAGTGCATCTATCTCAGTAAATTTTTCAATGTTAGGATCGTTTCTATAAACTTCGCTAATAGTATCTTTCCAAGTTGATTGAGTAGGTTGTGGTGCAGGTGTGTCTGCTTTGGCAACAGTTGATTGTGTTGCTTGTGGTTGTGCTTCTGTAGTTGTCTGTTCTACAGGCACAGTTTCCTGTGTTATCTGTTCGCTTGACATTTTATTTATCCTTTTTTTGCAGCATTGATTTTATAAATAGAAGAACGCTGCGTTGTCCTTCCATATATGCACTTTCATGACTATCACCTTTAATATTGGTGGTAGTCATAAAATGACATCGTTTCTCAAGATCAGCCATGACTCTTACGCCTTCGTCTGAATTGAATACTGTTTTATAATCTGTTTGTAGTTCTTGTAAGTATTTCTCTAGTTGTTTTGCTTCCATACTATTCCGCTTCAGCATTTGCTACAGCTCTTGCTTCGTCTGGCAATGCTTTCGCTAGCGGTGCTATATCTCCTCCTGCTTTGGCTACTTGTTGCAGTTGTTGCATCTGTGCCATTTGTTGTTGTTGTTGTGCTGCTTGTTCTCTTTCAGCGTTTACTTGTGATTGTAGTTTTAAAACTTTTTGCGGAACTCCTACAAGATCAGCAACATGTTTAACTAACGCATCAAAGTTTATGTAATCAAATACAGGAGCAACATTAGCAAGTGATCCTAATATTTCTATTGCTCTAGTGATTGATGAAAGCTCTGTACCTTTTTGTGCTTTAGCTAATGGTGATACATATTCAATTTCAATATCTTGACCAGATAAAAACTCAGGTGCTTGAGCAAACTGATTGTTTCTTAAAAGTATTGCAAAGCATCTATCAATCATTGGTTTTAATAATTCTGATTGTAGTCTACCTAATACTGGTCCTAACAATCTCATCTTTTCTTCGTTTCTTTGTATGACCTCTGTTGCTGTCATCTGTGGTCCTTGTTGTAACAATAGTTGATCTACATAAAATACATTTCTAATTGCAGTTCTTCTTTGCTCTTCCATATTCAAACCTAATGGATTGTTTGCACCAATGTTTAATGGTTCAATTCTATCTCTTGTACCTGATCTATAAAAGTTTAGTCCTCCCGGTACAGTTCTAACTGGTAATAAGAAACCATCATCAGGAACTAATAGAGGTGGGTCTACTTGTTTCTGTGCAGCTTTGATAGTTGTCTTTGACATTTCATTTAGCATCTTAACATCTGGCAGAGCTGTCATAGCTGGTGATCTACCATAGATTTCATGTGATGCTTTTAAATATCTTGGAACTACAAAAGGAAACTCAACAAAGCCACCTACTGATAGTTCATTACCATTTTTGTATTCTACATAAACAGACTCAAACTCCATGTTCTTTTTATCTTTTTTTGTGGGGTTAAAATCTTGTCTTGGATATACTGCGTGTAAAATATCTATTTCATCAAATGGGTCTTTATCAACTTTTCTTTTAGCTTCTTCAGATAGAGAACCTCCAAACTGTTGAGCAGCAGCTCTAAGTGTTATTTTAAATTTTCTATATACTGTATCTATTCTGCCTTTATCATTTTCAGTTACATAGATTTCATTAATGTGTCTTGTTGAAAATTTTAAAAGATCATTTTGATCTTCCTCAATAAACATTGCAGCAGTACCAAATGTAATTAGATCATGATACAATTCAAATATTTCTTGTTGAAAGTTTGATCTATTGAAAGCAGTGTACATGGTATCGGTTACACCCTCTAACCAAAGTTTAGCTTCATCATCTGAATCTAATCCTTCATCCTTATATCTAAGTGAGAACCAAGGAGTAGAAGGGTTAGTCAGCATCCCATGTAAAGATGCAGCTAACAATTCTACAGCTTGTATTGGAGAGGAGTCGAAAATTAGTTCTGTTCGTTTATCACCTTTTGATCTTGTTCTAGTTACATCAGCTTTTCTTGGTTGCATGTAATCTGCAACTTCTTGCCAATGTGTTTCCCAATTTTGTCTACCAGTTTTAAGGCGATCAAATCTCGCCATGATAGTTTTAGTTAAATCAGTTTTTGCCATTATACACCTAATAAACTTCTTTTACCTAATTGAAGATTTCCTGTAGCACCAGTTTGAGAGGTAAGTATTGTTCTTCTTCTACCTCTTCGTTTTGTTTTTCTTGCATCATATTCTGCATCCTCTTTTGCTTCAGCAGTTTTTTCAGCTTCTGTTTTTGTTTCAGTGAGAATAGTTGAACCTCCAACTTTTTTTTCAATTATAACTCTTCCACCACCATCATTATCACTTCTATTAATGGTTCTACCCATAGCATCTAATTCACCAGAGCCTCTACCTCTCATGTAAGTTTCAAAATCTTTTACTGTTCCAGCATAAGCCTGACCTGTTTTAGGATTTGTTTTACCAATAACATTTCTTGTGTAATATTGTTTATTAACATTAAATGTTTTTTCACCAAGTAAACCAGAATAAATTGCTCCTGCTGGACCTGTAAACTTTGGTGGTTGATATGTAAGATTTGCAAAATCTTCCATATCTTTTTTTATTTTATTTTTTGCTTTTATCTCAGCAGCTTTTTTAGCGTTTGTTTTTCCTTTAGTAGATGTTAGATAAGCTACCTTTTTATCGTCTGCACCTTGACTTGTAGTTTTAGTTTTAGTTGTTCCACCATAGTAACCACTTCCACTACTAAATCTTGAGTGTCCTCTATCAGAACCTTTTTTAGTTTTATCTCCATGACTATGACTTCCACCAAAATGACCCGGCATATTATTTTCCTAACAATGTTTCTAAAGCATCCTCCTCGGTTTCTTGTATTCCGAGTGGACCAGTTAATATAGTTTCTTTTCTACCTTTTCTTTTTCTTCTAATGGCATCTTGTTCTTTTTTAATTCTTTCTTTTTCTTCTGGCGATAATTCCGCACTTATGGGTTCTGGCGGTGGTGGGGGTGGCGGCAACGCTGGCATTTTAGGTTTAAATATTGATCCCATAATTATAAAATCCTGTATTCATTATCTGCTACACTTTGTGGAGCAATTTGTCTATCATTTATTTCTTGTAGTCCAACAGCTAGATACCTCATGGCATCGCAAGCGTGTGAACTCCAATCGTGTACAGGTTTCGATCTGAACATTCTATTTTTGTCGATGTACTTCCTATGATAGTGTCTTAACGCATCTATTAAGTTTTTGCAATGGTCTACATCAATCCAACATCTAGGTAGGATCATGGTGGTTGCGTGTATGCCATCTTCTAATGGTATT